AAGCCTGTTTTCGCCGCCCATCGATATCGAGCGCAATTCCCGGTTAGGAGATCCTACCCACCGCGCCGAACGGGTGATGAGAAAATCGGCCGGAAGCGTTGAATTGCCGCTGCTGTCTATGGTGAGGGTTACTTCCGTCTCCATTTGCGTCATGCGCAGCTTGCGGCCGAAATGCGCTTCGGCACGGTCAATGAAATCATCAACGAAATTGTCAAGATCGGTGCCGCGCGCCATATAATCGGATATGCCGGTTTTCAATGTCGCATAGGTCGTGATCGCCGCCATTACATCTTACCCTTAAAGGTGCGGAAGGGCTGATTTTCCTCACGGTTCAGCCACCACGAAAGGTGATCGTCATCGCCTTCCTGAACGTGAGCGGCAAGTTCCTTGAACCATTTGTTCAACGGTATGCGGGCAACAACCTTGCCATCGCCCCACCGCTTGCCCTCGCTTTGCCTGTATTCCTCGGCATTGGCTTCAACCAGCAGCTCATCGGCCAGATATTGTGTCCGTTCGGCTCTGAGCTGCGTCCCGTTGATATCGACATAAGCGTAGGAACGGATATAATCGTCCGTCACTTCAAACGCTGTCCATCGATGTTCCGGGATTGCCTCGAATTCATGCTGGGAAAGCATCGGCGCGCTCGGCAAGGGGGCGTTTCAGGCTGACCTTTTCCCTGATCGGCCGGCCCATTTCATCCTTGCGAGATACCATTGAAACGGCGACATTCTCGATAAGCGCCTTAGCCTCTTCGGGCGGCAATTCAACCACTGTCCCGGCCCAGAGCTTGTCTTCCCCGCCAACGCCGGGATATGGCGGTGCGACCGGTTCGCCGACAACCTTGTAATCATTGCGTGGCCGGTAGTTCTTGACCAGCTTGACCGGGAACATTTTCGGGTTATCGTCCACGGGTGCGGCTGGTGGCTGGTTCGCAATCTTTTCGCGCAAGGTTTCTTCCGACCACCGCTTGTCAACCGTGATGCCAAGGGCTTCCGCCTGTTCAATCAGTTCGTTCATGCTTCTATCGCCTTTCCATATAGTTCCATGTCTTCGGCAAAGGCCTGTTCAGCGCGTTTGCGCCATGGTTCATCGTAGTGGTCCTGCCATGGCCGATGCACTGTCTTGTGGATATGAGGCAATTCCCGCATGACCTTCATATCCGGGAACTTCCCCCGCAAGCCGGTCCATTCGTCCTGCAACCGTTCAAACGGCGCATATTGATCCGCTTCACGCGGCCCGGCAAATTCGATCTGTTTGCGGGTGTGAATGTTTTCCCAGTGCCGGACGAAAATGACTTCAAGGAATTCCTCGAAAGCCATCCCCTTGCTATATCCCAACTTTGCCACCTGCGGCTGGCCGTTCAGTCCTGACCCCAGACAAAAATACGAATAAAGACTGACCAGCCGATCCAGAGGATGACGGACGGGCATGAACCGGAATTCCCCACCGTCATCCTTGGCGCTCGTCAGATAGGCGCGCTTTTCCTGATGGAACGCCTTGTAGAGCGATGCCGAAGCTACCTTGGGACACAGATGGACCCGTACCAGACCCGGCACCGCAACCACTTTTTCATTGGCCATCAGGTGGCTGTGAACGTGATACCCGACGCGGTGGACGACATTCCACTGACATACCAGTTGGTTCCGTCGCTGAACACATAGAGAATATCGCCCGGCAACGTCAGATCCGCGACAAGATTGATACTGTCCTCCGCAGATGCCAGAACGACAGCGCCGGCGACGTTTATATTGCCATAAACAACATTCCCGGACGCATTGGTGACAATCGTATGGTTGCCGCCCGTTACGATGGTTGCCCCGACAATGAAGGTGAAGCGAAGCCCCGCCGCAGGCGCAGGCAATGTCGTCACAAACGCAGTACCCGTGTTGAGCACATACGTTGTCCCGCTCTCGGCAGCCGCGATGACGTTGGTGGTGGTGACAATTTCGGTATTGGCCGAAATATCAGCGGCCATGTTGATTTCCGCCGCTACAGCCGTCACGCCGTCGAGAATATTCAATTCGGCAGCAGTCGATGTCACGCCGTCAAGAATGTTCAGCTCGGCGGCGGTTGACGTCACACCATCGAGGATAGTGAGTTCCGCCGCCGTGGACGTGGTGCCGATCATTTCAAGGATATTGGCCCCATCGCCGTAATTCAGGCCGTCAGGCGTCTCCGAAACGTCCAGAATGGGGATTAGATCGGACGTGGTTGCAGTGGTGATGTCGGCGCTCTGGTTCTGTTCATTCGGTGAAAACGCCGTTGCAAGTTCGTTAAGCAGCGGCGAAGTCGATGATCCTTGCGCCCATGCATAAATGGGCAAAGCGACCAAAAGGGCACCCGCAAATGCCCACGAAAGATATTTTCTCATTTGAGGATGTCCTTTCGAATTGAGGAAAAGCGGGGCGAACCGAAGCCCGCCCCGCATAATATTACGAAACAGCCGCACTAAACGGGTCTGCTTCCGTGCCGGTTGATGCCAGGAAGCCTTCCAGCATCCAGTAACCGGCTGTCACATCAGTAAGCCGTACCCACGAACCTATCACACCGCCGGTCGTTGAACCGCTCATTGTGATGGTGTCATCAGCCGCATTACAAATGCAGGTAACGCCGGCAATATCGGTGGCTATACCGACACCGCCGTTAATGACATCGGTAGCATTGGCGGTCTGGATAATCTGATCGCCAGTCTTGGTCGTACCAATAAAAATGGTATAGACCGAACCATCGCCCGCCGATGCCGGTAAGGTCGTGGTTTGCGTGGCCGCCAAATTGATGGTGACAATCGCCCCGGCATGAACATCCGGGTCCAGTGTCAACGTCGCTGCGGTCACATTGATGGGTTGCAATCTCTCGCCCATGATCGAGTCTCCTTTAGGTTGAGGCCGTCAGGCCATAGAGGTCCGCAACAACGCCATGAGCGGCTTCATTCCTGACCACCAAAGTATATTCGGTGTTCAGGACCCGCTTCTCGGCATCACCCGTTATCGCCGGCTTGTGCCGCTTCACGTCCCGATAAACGCCCATGGCGACCATGGTCGGATCGATCAGGAACGCATTGCGAGCGGTCCCGGCACCGGCCCTTGCCATCTGACGATTCGGCATCACCGAAACGTTGCCGAAATCCGAATGATAGACTTCAGCGGATGCAACCAGCGTGTTCTTGCCACGAACATTGGCATTCACGCGCAGCGGCACGATATTGGCATCATCAAGGAAGGTCGAGAAGACCGTCTTGACGTAAGGCGAGACCATGAGAACCTTTGGCGACCCGCCGGCATTGTAGGTGCTGAGAATGGTCGCATCGAACAACGCCTTGGTGAACGCGCGCTGCGTTCCGTTGGTCGCAGCATCGACAACACTGGTTGACGTGTTGAAACCGCCGGATGAACCGCCGCTGCCAAGGTCGTCATTGGACGCCAGCCATGCCCTCATACCGCCAAGAGTGCGGTTTGTGGCACCATTGCCGGAACCCGCAGAGGACGCTTGATTGGAGAGAAGGATCGTCTCCATATCAATTTTCAGTTCCATGCCCTTTTTGGCGGTTTCACGAGCCAGTTCGGACTTGCGCCCGGCCAGGTCATCGGCCTCAAGGGTGTTGGAGATAATCAGCGTCTTGTCGGAAATCTGGGCATAATTGCCAACCCGGACAGTCGGGGTGATGGCATCATATGTCCAGTCGTTGCCTTCCGGCTGGTTGTTTGACGTATCCGGGGTCGCAAGCGTGTCCGTCTGCCATTCCGGGTGCGTCGTCTTGATCTTCGCGTGAGAAATCAGAGACAAAAATGGGGTTTCTTCCGATTGTGTTATCGTGGAGCCGTTTAAACCCCACTTCTGCATGTCTCCATACAGTCCAGACTATATCATCGCTTTCGCGCGCGGCGCTCATGGAGGCATTACTGCCATGGAACGGCGGCGTATCCATTGATACGTGCCGGCACACTTACACGAACAGGCAATGAAGGATTTACCCTTCACGTCACTGAGCCGTTTGCTCAGGAACTTGCCGCAATTCGCACAGTGGCCTTCCCACCGTCTGTAGGCTCGTCCTCTAGTCGTTACACCTTCCCGAATGTTTCCACTCGGGCTTGGCTCGGGATTGCCCTCGGCATGATCCGTTAGGGGTTTCCCCGAATTAACCGCGTTTGCATTTCCCGCAGAATGAACCGCCCAATGGCAATGACAACAAAGCGTCAAACCATTATTTATATCCCATCGAAGTTCGGGATATTCATTGAACGATTTAATATGATGCGCATGGAGTTCCACGCCCGCTGTGCCGCAATGCTGGCATATCGCCATATCACGGCTAATAACGGCTGTGGCCCACTTGTGTTGCCGATTTGACCTTTTTGACTTCCCACCCTTCCATCGTGGATTATTGGACCCGGCTGTACTTGGCCTGCCCTGAAACCCGCATTTGGGTGAACAGAATTTCTGTTTTCTAAAAGTCGTTATCGGCTGATTGGATTTGATCCGATACGTTTGGCTGCAGTTAAGGCAAACTTTTTCACGTTTACCACCCTGCCATGCCGGGTTATTCGGACCGCTCCAATTCACCTTTCGCCATGCACCGCGACAGACATACGAACAAAAGCGGTATTTTGCCGCCCTGCTCGGTATGACCGTTTCAGGTTTATTGCACCATTCACATCGAACCAACATGGCCCGATCATACTACGGAAATGGCCCTAAAGTTAAGGCGTGATCTGGTAGATTTTATCCGCCAGTTCTTCCCGGATTCCAACCGCATCGAATGTCTCGTAGGTATTTGATACCTGAGCCATTTTGTTAAACTCCTGAGTTAATCTTCGATGTCCATAAGGGACGCTACGCCAGCGGCCATCGTCCCTTCGTTGCGAAGCGTCTCAGCTCTTTTTGCCTTGGCAGTGCTTTGCGCCGCATTCGGCGCGGCTCGCCTTGATCCCTTGAGTATCTGGGGCCTGGATTCCAGTCGGTCCTTCACCTTTGGAGCCTTGGCCTGCAAGCGTCTGGCTTTCACCAGTTCTCGCAACACCAGAAGCATCCGGTGATCGGCTATCGATCTGACATCCTGTTCAGAAAATCCGAATGGCTTCACGGCTTCAGCCGCTGCGGTAACGAACGCTTCCTGCTTTGTTTTATCCTGCAAAGCCGGGACCGCCTGAAACAGTGCGGCCTGTTCGTTCTTCAGATAGTCGTTGTTCGCCTCGGCATTCTGCGCTTCAAG